ACCATCGGGTGTATCGAGCGTAACCTTGAAACTCTGGGCACGCGTTTTAACAGAAATAACTTTTTTATGAGTATGAATACTAACTGGAATTGGTCGAACGGAAAACATTTTATATTTTAAATACCATCATATCTTTAAATAATATAAATTGTTTTCGACCAAAAAGAGGTCATAGAGAGATACTTTTCTTAACGTAAATTCTTATCAGCCGTATAATACGTTTTTCCCTTAACAACAAAACTGTGTACGCGCGCGTATGCCCATGCTTGTGGACTCGCACCTGGACGGTGTCCCGTTCGCCATGCGGCTAAACCACGATCGTACACTGTTTTTAAAGTTTTTAAAGGTATACCTGTCACTTTAGATATATCTTTGAGTTTCGTTACACCCGGATACTTTTTACGAAACTTTAATGTATAACTCGACGTTCTCGTTTCAGCCTTTTTATCAGTTTTAAAAGGTGTATAGTCTTTTTTTAACATCTTTTTGTACCTCGTTTCGACATTTTTAAGTGAACTTAACCCCCTGAAATATTTGAGTGGTGCATATATTTTACCCTCACTCTTACGAAGTTGTGTAATTTTTTTGCGAATATCCTCATCAGTCAACATCTTAAAGATTTTATTCGTACTTATACTAAATGGAGAAAAAAGTACTTGATCATGGTTTTGTTAGACTTGTGGATTATATGCCGAGAGAAAATCTTGATACGTCAATTGTTCAAGCCGCTCGGGTTTCTTACGGAGAAGGTACGACGACATCGAGAGGTGATGCGGGTCTTATTCGATATTTAATGCGTCATTGGCATAATACGCCGTTCGAAATGGTTGAATTTAAGTTTCATATCAAAATGCCTATATACATTGCACGCCAACATATGCGTCATAGAATGGCGAGTGTCAATGAATACTCTGCGAGATATTCCATAGTCCCAGAACAATATTACAAACCTGAAGTTTTACGTGGTCAGTCAAAAGTAAACCATCAGGGTTCAGAAGGTGAAATTGATAAGAACGACGAACGTGAAAATGTGTTAAATAAACATTTCGATACTTCATATGAAATATACAGATATCTACTCGATGACGGGGTGTGTAGAGAACAAGCACGGGGTACACTTACACAATCAACATATACAGAATTTTACTGGAAAATAGATCTACATAATCTCATGCATTATCTTCGTCTCAGAATGGAACCGGGTGCACAGAAAGAAATTAGAGACTATGCAAATGCTATTTATGAACTCGTACAACCACTCGTACCAATTACCATGAAAGCATTTATGGATTTTAGAATGAACACGATTCAATTATCAGGACCAGAAATTGAAGCTATCTCAAATGGTACACCTATAGAATCAGTAGGCGAACGCCGTGAATTTCAAGAAAAATTAAGACGTTTGGGTCTTGATAAAAATATCGAGTAATAATAAATAAACAATAATGTTTTCACTTTCAACAGCAGCTGCCAATTTTCAATCAACACAGAAAAAGTTTAAGAAGTTTGGTAAAAAACTTCGTAAACAGAGACAAGAACAATTAGATAACATGAAAGAAAAATTAAAAGAAATTTCCCAAGACGAAATTAAACGTAGTCAAAATTTGTTCCAAAAACACAAGGATTTCTTTAAAGAGTCCCAAAAAGGTTCTAGTACAAAAACTAACGAAGTAACCGCTATAGATTTTTACGAAAAGCCCTAAATGCCAGATCCAGACTTATTAGTGTTAAAAACATAGACACTTCTTTATATTGTTCAAATAAGTTACCTGCAAATACAGCCGATAAAACACTGTATTGCACGTACCTCATTTCTCTTCTCGTTTTATCTATGGATCTTTTCATGGATGCTCTTGATTTTTCCATTCCTAGAACCGCTGTACTTATATTCTTTACACGATTGGGCATTTCCGTAGCAGTTGAAAATATATCACCTATATCTATAACGTCGGAAACCTGATCTCTGAGTATAGGTTCAAGGTACTCTATATATGTAAAATCTGGATCAAGTTTTACGCATGTACCTTCAATAGTCGAAAATGTCTTTGCAAGATACACAAACGACGTTGGTATGATAAATGGTTTTTCTTGTGCGAGTTTAAGTAACGTGTCATCGTTTAATATTTCGTCTTTTAAATTAACTCCATCTAAAGTTTCCAAATAAGTAAGAGTTGTTTTAAAAAAGAGTTCTATATCACTCGTATCTTTAGTTGTCGGTAAAATAACTTTTAATCGTATAAGTACATCAACAATTCCTTTCGTATCCTTATTTATTATATGTAAAAACATTTCTTTGAATCCTTCTTTCATTTCGTCAGAAATCTCTATAACAAGGCCGAAATCGTAAAACACAAGTTTACCATCACCCGAAAATCCCAAATTACCGGGATGTGGATCTGCATGAAAAAATCCCTTATCCATTGTTTGAATAACATATGAATTAAGAAGAGCTTCACATACTTTCTTTTTATTTACACGTGTATCACTTATAGATTCTAATTTCTCCGAAGGAACGTATTCCATAACTATCATATTTTCGTTAGATAATTCAGTATATACTTTGGGCACTTTTATCCATGGAATTTTTTTTAAACGTTTTCTAAACATTTTTGCATTAGCTATTTCCTGTTCGTAATTTGATTCCGCTAATAAAAAATCTATAGATTCGTCAAGAACATAACCTGTATTTGTACCTGTATCTATACCAGTTTTTTCTAAAAATTCAACAATTTGTTTAATATTATCAGTATCCTTTTTCATTATATTGTATATATTTGGCCTTTTGAGCTTTACGACAACTTCTTCACCCGATGATAATCTTGCCCTGTGAACCTGACCTATACTTGCAGATTTAAATGGTTCGTAATCAAAATATGAAAAAATATCTCTCATATGGGGTTTAACCATTAATCGAATAACACTATTAGAAATAGGTGGTACATTATCCTGTAAAGATTCGAGTTGTTGTGTAAACTCCAAAGGGTATAAATCGACGCGCGAAGATGCAATTTGTCCTATCTTAACAAATGTAGGTCCAAGATCTATGAGTTGATCACGTGTCCATTCACCAAATTTAGCCTGATCTTTCTGGAATTGTTTCCGTAATAAAAATTCACCTGCAAACTTCCACGTTTTAGACTTATGTTTGGAGGGTATTTTTATTGGAATATTCGTAGACAAACATAGTGTCATCCTAATATTACCTATATAATATTTCCTTAAATAAATCTTATATTACTATAAATAATGTGGCAATTATTTTTAATTTTGTACGCATCTTATCTCATACTCGGTCCACACTGGGAATCGAGACTCATAGAAAAGAAACCTTTACAAATTGTTGATTCAGTCAGGGAATTTTTTAGACGGTCTATATTTATATCGTACGTCGCAATTTTATACACTGCGTGGTTTTTATACAAACCATCTTACAAAACACTCATGAACGCACTCATGATCTCAGGTGGAGCCACATATGGGTATCATTCCAGGTGGGGTCCAGAAACCCCATTTCCCATGCACGTACTTTTAAATATATTTTTACTATTTGCGGGCATTGAATATTTAGACGCACAAACTTTACTTTCATTCTTACTTTTAATAACGTATCATCTCACACGAGATTTGTTGTATATTTCTAAATAATAATTGTATGTATATATAAATGCGAGTTCACGTAATAGGCGCCGGACCAACCGGTATGTCAGTCGCATGGGAAATACTCAGGTCAACAGACCATGAAGTTACTATATACGATCGTAAAGAATCTGCAGGTGGATCGTGGTGGGAGCCATCTGGAGACAAACGAGATTTACACGCGCATAGATTACTCTTTGATAACGCGTTCGTAAACACAAATAGTTTATTTGAAGAAATGGGTATTGAATGGGATGAAATGTTTCAACCCGCGTATACTGGTGTATATAAAACAGTATTCAAAAGCCTTAAACCAATGGATTATTTAACTTTAACATCACTCGCGGTACGTGTTTTAGCACAACCAAACAAATACAAGGGTATAACACTTAAGGATGCCCTCGGAGAACTTTCAGAATCGGGTGAAAAATTACTCAAAGCTTTACCTTTACTCATGGATGGCGTTGATTGGGAAACAATGTCAGCATTTGAGTTTGTAAAAAGTTTTGATAACGTGGGTATGTCTAAACAGTACGTTCAAAAAGTTTCGGGTAAAGTCATGTCTGATAAAATGCAAAATGCACTCGTAGAAAAGGGTGCCACGTTTATATTTGGTCACGAGGTTGAAAAAGTACACTATGAAGAAGATGGCTACGAAGCTATTTTTACAAACAAAACCAGGATAAAAGATGGTCTTCTCGTTTTGTGTATAGATAATAGTAAAGCGTTACAACTTGTAGGTGAAAATTGGGGTAACGACGCACTCAAAAAAATTGGTACAAGTACTTATGGATGTATTACCATTTTATTAGATTACGACGAACCGATTCGTTTACCTAAAAGCGATTTAGAATATGCTATGGAAACAGAATTTAATTTACAACCCGTGGTTCTTAGTGATGGAAAAACCATTTCATGTGTTATATGTAATCTTAATGAAAAGGTTTTATCCATAGATCCAGAAACACTTAAGAGTGAAGTTGTTAAACAATTATGTGTACGAAAACCAACGAATATTCGTATAGGATGGGGTACACATTGGGAAGATGGAAAATGGTCTTTCGAACAATCTTCGGGTATTTTAAGCTTATATGGACAGGTTCCATTTTACGGTAAATCTTCAAAAGTTGCTTTATGTGGTATGATGTCCGAAAGAAAAACACCCTTCTCAAGTATTGAAGCCGCTGTAGAGGTCGGTCGTTCATTCTGTCACAAAACATTCGAAACGCGAAAACCTTTACACCCCGTTTTAATTACACACGTTTTGTTCATTGTTTTAATATTATCACTAATACTCATTTACACGCGTAAAGATTAAAGTGTAAGTTTAAGATACAAAAAATATAAACTAATACACAAACTCGTCAGGGATGATATAGCGACTTGATATATCTCGTAGTATAATCCATATATAGAATATAATAATAAACCTGTCACGTTTACTATTATAAATGTAATACTTATATCTTCAACTTTTTTAGTTACATTAGCTTTGTATATTTGAGGTATTAAATTTAATGTTAAGAGTATTCCACCTAACCATCCAAAAATATCTACATATATCATTATGTTATTTAAAAACTAAAGTTTTATATATCTTATTATGGTGGTACACGACGATTGGAAATCTATTAAACACACAAAGACAAATCGTAAAGTCGCGTTCATCACGGGTGTGACTGGTCAAGACGGTTCGTATTTGGTTGAATTGTTGTTGGAAAAAGGTTACATAGTTCATGGTATTAAAAGACGATCGAGCTCGTACAACCACCCACGTTTAGAACATATCTTACATCCCGATTATCCAAATAGAGATAAATTTTTCCTACATTACGGAGATATATCAGATTTACACGTATTGGTTGAAATTGTAAGAGATATTAAACCGACAGAAGTATATAATTTGGCTGCACAATCACACGTGCAAGTATCGTTTCAAATGCCATTATTCACCGCGGATGTGGACGGGATTGGCGTTTTGAACATCATGGAGGCTATTCGTTTAACTGATCAAACAAAAACGTGTAAATTTTATCAAGCGTCAACGTCGGAATTATATGGAAAAGTACAGGAAATTCCACAATCAGAAACAACACCATTTTATCCGAGATCACCATACGCAGTGTCAAAATTGATGGGATTTTGGGCCGTAGTAAACTATCGAGAATCGTACGATATGTTTACATGTAATGGAATTTTGTTCAATCACGAATCACCTAGAAGAGGGGAAACTTTTGTAACCAGAAAAATCACAATGGCCGTAGCAAATATCAAGTTAGGACACCAAAAGTGTTTATATTTGGGCAACTTGGATGCACAAAGAGACTGGGGTCACGCTCGAGATTATGTCGAGTGCATGTGGAAGATGTTACAGCAGGATGAACCGGAAGATTACGTCATCGCAACGGGTGAAATGACAACCGTTCGCGAATTTGCCGCCAGAGCGTTCAAGTACGCTGGTATGGAACTCGAATTTAAAGGTGAAGGTAAAGATGAACATGGTATAGAAAAAGAGACCGGTAAAACGTTATTGAGAATACACCCACGGTACTTTCGTCCGGCAGAGGTCGAGCAACTTCTAGGAAATCCGACTAAAGCTTTAGAAAAATTAAATTGGAACCCAAGACAAACGAGTTTGCAAATGTTAATCGAAGAGATGGTGGACGCGGATATTGCGAGAATTGAAAATCCGAACATTCATTATTGATTGAACATATATTTTTGTTATTTAAAAACTAAAGTTTTATATATATTAATATTATGGTGTATTCAGTGGAAGCTACCGTGTACGAACCAATGTACGAATATAACGATAAAAAGTATATGAAAATTACCGTACCCAATAGAGTTCGTGATTATATACTCGGTTTACACGTAAATAGATCTGATACTATTCTTTTTCCAGACAAACTCGACGATCCACTCGAAGGTAATGTTTTAAAAATAAAAGTTCCATTTAGGTACCGTCGCGTTATGTGTAATGTCGATGGGGACATACCTGTACAATCACTTAAAAAAGGTGACCAAATTCAAACTGAACTCCAGTTTAATGGAGTTTGGAACGCACACGAACATAGTGGGTATTCGTGGGTACTAAAATATATAAAGTATAAAAACTAATAGTAAGAAATGAGTCTTACACGCTCAGGATATCTCACAGGTGAGACACCGGAAATCAAAAAAGAACTCACGGTACGTGCAGTCGTAAACACAGAGTTCGGGTTTCCGCCGCCTCCCTTTAAGGTATTCAGAAAAACAAAAACGGGTTTATGTGTTCCCCGATTTTACGGTGAAGAAAAGTTCGGTAAAGCAAGAGAAGATCGACGTCCAACACCAGTTAAAATATCGACCAAATTTAATGGAAAACTTCGTGATGAAACGCATCAAAATGATGCTTTGGAAGCGGCACTTAAATCGGGACACGGTGTTCTCTC